AACCGCCCCAGCTTGTAATTAAAGATGATCCCGCATTTGCAATGCCCGTAATTCTGGCGGCTTTGGCACTCATCTTGTCAATCGCTGCCTGTGTTCTAAATTGTCCAGCCTGTACTTTTAGTGAGTTGGCATCTATTCTTGCATTGTATAAAATGTTTGCTTTTTCCACTTCTGCATTTGCTCTGTTGTCATGCATTATTTCAATAACAGTTGGGCTATCAAGCCGAACACCAGCTTTTGCGTAATTAACAACAGTATCAGATTCCCAAGAATCATAATCTTCCTCAAAGGAAGCAATGTTCTGATAAGCCAATTCCATTGATGCAGCTGCATTATCTTCGGCTAAATCTGCATTTTGATTGGCTACTGCGGAATTCGCATCACTTGCAGCTCCTTGTGCCATGCCGCTGTAAATACTAGTTCCAGCGGAAATACCAGCTCCAACCATCATCATAGTTGTTGGTTCGTGATTTATTCTGCTGTTAAATAGCCAGGTTTCCCTGGGGGCTGCTGGGTGTTGTATCATTTATATATCCTTGCGTATCGTAAATAATCTTGTTCATTTTGGTATTTGGGCATCTCGCCCTCCAATGCCATTCCTATCCATTCAGCAAATTTTTTGCCTGTAGCAAAATCTTTTTTTACCGCTGTCTGTAATCGCACAACATTAAAATCTTTTATTAATTTATCTAATCCTCTTTTAATCATCCTGGCGGAAGTTACAGGATATTTGTAAGACAATTGACTTGCCATTACCCATCCCTCATAAACACCCTCCCACAAAGGTACTATACCAGCACTACAAATAATATTTTTATCATCATCAATAGCGGTAAAACTCATATTTTTAACTTCCAATCCATCTAACAATGGTCGTAAATTTTCTTCCACTTGCGTATAGGAACTATTCATTATTCCACTTACCATCGCCTGGGCATGATCTTTTTTAAATGCAATTAAACTAGCCATCGTATGTTGAAAATTGCGGATATAATGCGATAACATTCATCGGCAATGGTTGATTTTGTTGAATGACTATGAAACCATCTGTATCATAATCGGCATCAAATTCTATTTCCTTATCCCCTGTGAATAATGGCACAGCTGTGTCCATCGCAGCTGCACTAGATCTAAATGGAACTCGGTCTAAATTTGATGTGTCTTTTCCCACTAACAATCCAACAGTTTCAAATAACCGAACTGTTAAATTATGAATGCGTTTGGTTTTTCCCTGGGCAGTACCATCCTGGCTACCCGCCTCTAACCGCATTGTTTGTAATGTCGAGTTATAGCCTAATCCAATATGCACATTAGATGCAGATCGATCCAAGGTTATTGCTCCTCCACTTACAGATTTATTAGGATGGGTAGATCCATCAGCAAGAATAGTAACTGATTCCCCCTCTAAATGTTCAAGTCCTGTCATGCTTGTTGTTGCACTTCCTGAATAACTTAATCCCGTATCAACAAAAAAAGCAGAGTTTAAATCCGAGCCATAATCAATAGGCTGTAAATATTCAACATATCTCCTTGTTGCTCCATTAACTGTCCTTTTAACAATAACATAAGTAACATCTTCATTCAGATCTCCTGGAATAGTTGCAACACTTTCTGCAACAGAATATCCCTCATCAGTTGTTGCCAATCTGGTTGTATCGGATGTTGTTATTGTAATAGGATCTCTACCTGTCTTTAGTGTTTCTTTTATTGTTACCACAGCTGCGGATGGATTAGCCACAGTAAAATCTGCGTGTGCATTAACAGCAGTATAAATATTATCTGCTGTTGTATCGTTACTTTCGTTTGGTCTAAATCCTAATGTTTCGTCTGGAGCATCCCCACTAGATGCTTCGGAAGTAAAAGTAACTGTTGTACCATCTGATTTTGTAATGATAATTGTTGTACCTGTGGCAATATTTCCATAATCGGAAACTGTTATCGTTGCCTCTCCAAATACACCGCCTAATTTATGACGATGCCATCCAACCACTTGCTCGTTCCTGGCATAAGTTAAGCCCGATAAAATTCCATCAGTTCTCACACACCACAAAATACTTTGCGGCTCTTGCTGGTATGACATTTCAGTAATGCCTGAATCAGAAATATGTTCTGCCAGGATTGTTAAGTCGGGGGCGATGAAACCATCGGTATCATAATTATAAACTAATTCTCTTACTTTTCTTTTTGCTCGTTGAACAAACATTGTAGCATTACCAATTGATACTGCATCAATACCAGATGATCCATAACTTGATTGTTTTTTAATTTGAATATTTGTTGGAGTAATTGGCTCGGCAGATGAGGATGCTGTAACAGAAAATTCTCCACCAGCTGTACCACAAATTAAAGACCTGGTAACTGTTAAATATTTAATGGCATTGCCTTTATTGGATGCAATAGAGTAAGTCATCGCATCAGCGGAATCTGATCCAACAGTAAAATCTTCCAGGGAATCTGTTTTAGAAAACCATAATGTTTGCGGATCATTATCACTTGCAGCAAATATTAATCGTTGTTCAAAAAATGTTACACAGCTCGGATATGATCCTGTGTGTTTATTTAATACAGGGCTGGTTAATTTTGTAACGACATCGCTACCACCAGCAGAAAATGCACCATAACCGCTTGTGTTTACATTATTTCCATCCGTATCATTAATTTCAAATTTTAAATCTGGAGCTGTAACTTCTCCAGCAGAGGCATAAGCAGTATATGCTGATGTATTCCAGTTTGCTCCAACAGCATCAACTAAATTAAATGTTGTTGATGATGGAACTGCTCCAACAGTAAAAGTTGTATCATTAACTTGTGTCATTCCCTTTACACCTGAAATGGTAACATCTTCGCCTACAGCCAAACCATGAGCTGCGGATGTTGTAACAACACCTGGATTAGCCTGGGTAATTCCTGTAATCGTAAAAGTATTCAGAACATTACCAACCTTATAAACATTTCCATTTAATTGTGTCATGCCGCCAATACTGGTAAAAGTAATAAAATTATCTTTAATAAGTCCATGATTGGTTGAGGTTGTAACCACTCCAGGATTAGCTTGTGTTATTGCACTAACAGTAATATCCGTTCCTGTTGTGAGAGATACTTCTGTTAATGTCCAGGATGTATGGGCTGTTCTTGCTAATTTTCTAATCGAATAAGTTGGATGCACCAAATACATAATATCGGAGCTTTGGGCAAATTTAATATTGGGAATATCTGCTGTGGCATAAGGAGAGGTTATTTCATAAATTCTAACAGCTGTGCCACCAGATGAGTAAGTTGTATAGGAAGATGAATTGATGGCTGTACCATCATAATCTTGTAGGGAAAAAGTATTTGTTGTTGAGTTGGCAACTTTAAAAGTAATGCCATTAACCTCTGTCATTCCAGCTACACCAGAAATAATAACATTATCGCCATCACTAAATCCATGTGAGCTTGATGTTACAACAGCTGGATTAGCTTTCGTAATAGCTGTAATGTTTTTTGCAGTTTCGGTAATGATACCGCCATCTCTATAAAAACGAATTTTTAAATTACTTAATTCCAGGATGTAAGTATCGGTAGTTGAAAATTCAAAGGGAATAATTCTTGTTTGAGTAGAGCTTGATCTTACTTCATGCACAAATTTTGTACCTGGTCTGCGGGATGCTCCCCCATGCGGAAAGACAGTAAAATTTTCTAATGTTTTTGCTCCATTAAAATATTTTCCTAAATCCGTTCTTCCATCTAATTGCGGAGATAGCTCTCCCGCTGTAAAATTAGAAATTGCAAAAGATGCTCTTGCCATTAATTAAAGCCTTGCTGTAATAAATTCGTTTGCTTCGAGTTTGTCCGCAGTACCCTCAGTTGCATCCAGGAATCGTGCTTCTCTTATTTTATCCTCATAAGTTTTTTGCATCAGCTGTGTTACGGAAGATGATTGCGTTATTGCATAAGCAAGTTCTGCTGCTAGTCTTGCAGCTATCGCTTCTTGTAATAAAGAATCATATTCATTAACATCAGTAATCCGAGCCAAATACATAATATAAATTTCTGATTCATCAGTTAATAATTTTCTACCCTCAATTTTATGAATATCACTATCCACTTCATTTGAATATTTTGTCCGAATTACCCTTATGCAATCGCTGGGCAATGTGTATTGATAAGTATATTCAAATGCGGGTGTATCTGTGTCCGCAGCTAATTGAATCCTTTTAATCAAGCAATTCCAATTGTGTGATCGAAATACCGCATCTCTTACTGATACATATCGTTGGTTAAGCAGCCTTGCATTTTTACTATCTTCTGTAAGAGATATAATGTTGGATGCTCCCAACATATTCAATGCTGAGTTGCACATTTCTACTGTTGATGCCATTTTATTTTAAACCTGTTAATTTTGATTAAGAAAAAAAAGGGGGGCTAAAAAAGCCCCCCCTCATTATTTAGATAGAGTAATATACCCATAAATAAATCGTACCACTAATGGTAGCACCACCAGTAGTAATTATTAGATCTGTGCTTGAAGATACTTTGTAACCCAATCCCGCAACAGCGGTATTAGGAGCAGTTGATCCAGCCAACATTGATTGGCATTGACCAGCTGCGTTCCAAGTTCCTACAGCTGCAAGGTAACGATCTGCATCGCCACTATCTCCAACAGTTAAAGTTGAAGATCCACCAAGGGCATCTGCTTTCACGATAACATCGTGAATAGTTGCTCCCGCTGGGATTCTTGCAATAGTTATATCTGATCCACTCGCAAGTGAAGATGCTTCATAAGTATCATGCCACACCATAATGGGGCTTGAATTATTATTTGAATCAATCATCACACTAGGAGATGCATCAAGATTAGTGATGTTTACACTTTTTACACTAGCCATAATTTACCCCTATTCCTCACAAGCGATTTCAACAACTTTTTCTTCTTCCATACGAGTTGCACCCAAATCCATTGAGTAGTAAACTTGCGTAGAATAAGATTTATCATCTCTTTCGCTTATTTTTGCGGTTATATCTTTTCCTATACCTAACTTGATACCATCAGCTGCAAAAGCAATAACCTGTCGGTCTGGAGTTGCATCTTCTGTAAGTCTGTTAGATGTTAAAAAAGTGAATCCTAAAAATGAATTTAGATCTCCCTGGGCAAGTGCCTTAACTGTATTATAATCTGAAGATTTAACTTCAGTAGTATTCAACAGATCTTCCACTTGTTCTGGAGAAACGACACAGTATCTTTTAATAGACGGATCTACATCGTTTTCATCTAGGATTTTCTTAGCGGATAATAATTTAGCAACTGTCAAACCAGCACTACCATGAACAATTTTTTGTCCACTCGGTAAGGCGGTAGAAGTTCCTCCAGCTACACCCGTATAGGCTGTACCTAAAGCTGCTGCAATTATTACATCATCCATAGCTCTCCCCATTGCCGCAGCTGCCGCTTTAGCATAAGAAGAAGTTGGATCGATCAACATACGGATTTTGTCCGCATCATCAATCAAGTCAGCCCACTCGTAAGTCGCAGTATTTAATCTACGCCTACTATGTGGGGTATCAATTTGTGGAGTTGCTCCATGTCTTGATGTTCGTACTTGGGCAGTTACCGAACCAATTTGTTCGAAGAAAGCATTTTTCCCCTTAATTGATTCAACATCTACTGCTCCTCGTAATACTGATCCCATTTGCTGGGAAAGCATCTGAACATTAGCTGAATATTGCTCCACAAAAGAAGTTGTTACATTTACTGACATAACATTTTCCTTTATAGTTTATTGTTAATCGGTCTGCTTATCCATCATGGGGCATTCCTGGATTTTAAATCTTTTGGATTTCTAGTCTTTCCCAGCTGTCTTGATCGCCTTGCGGTTGTGATCTATCCAACCATTGCTGATTGAAAATTAATTAGAGGATCGGTTTGTGGTTTTTTTTCCCGAAGCTCCAAAACCTGTTGTACAACCTTGTCGTGATCTGGATGCGTTTTATTCCAGTATGCAGTATTTGGTTGTGTTAATTCATTTATTTGTTTGTCTATTTCAGTTGGAGATAAGAAGTTTGCATCGCCCTCGGCTCTAATAACATCTTCGCCCATCTTATCGGCAATACCTATAAACATTTTTATAATTGCTGGATGATCTTTAAAATCCGATCCATCCTGTAATTTAATGTTTAATATTTCTTCACTCGCAAAAGTTGATGCCGCTTGTCTTGCTTTCATTACACTAGGCTCAAATTGTTGTCCTAGTTCTTTTCGCATCTCTAACTCAGCCTGGTGTTTTTGCTGCTGCATATCTCTTGTAAAAGATTCTGAAAAACTTTTATTCATTTCATTATAATAATCCAGAATACCCTGGGCTTGTTTTGTTGATAATCCCAAACCATGAGCTGATTGTTTAAAGTTATCCAATACTTCTGGTTTGTCTGTTTCATAATTTAATTCATATCCTGTTGCCTCATCAGGTCTGCCACCAGCTGCATGAAAGTTACTCCAATCTTCCTCTGTAAAATTATTTGTTGGCTTAACAATTTTGTCAGCTCCTATTATTCCTTGTGCATTAACATAACTTTTTGCCAATGATTCAATTGAGCTGAATTTTTTTAATGATTCATTAGATTGCAAATCTTCTGGTAAAGATGACATCCAATTTGTTTCTTGTGGTTGTTCTTGGATTGCTCCAGGCTGCTCTTGTGTTTCTTCAACAGCAGTTGTCTGATTTTCTTCCATTTACTTATCCTTTGTGTTTAAAAAATTATTAATATGAAGAACAACACTTCGCTGCCCCTCTCTTACAAAAGTTTCATTTGCATTGTCTGGTACAAATGTGCTTGATGTATAAAAACATCGCCTTTGTAAATCGTCTAAAACTCGTTTTCCCTCATCACTAGAAAAAACAAATTTATAATCTTTAATTAATTGTGCAATTTTATCCTCTGGTTTAACCACCTGATACCGCCTTTAATGCTGGGGTTGCTGATCCAGCAGCTTCCGCCATTTGTTGAGCCTGGTCTAATTCTTGTTGGGCTTGTTGAGCCTGTTGTCGTTCTTGCCTCATTTGTTTAACTTCCCCATCGGATCGTAAAACTTTTGCTGGTACACCCAAGACATCCGCCACATGATTTGCCATTGCATCCGTATCTAATATATCCAAA